AGTTAATGTCCCCCACGTTGGGGCTTGTCCGCATCCATCCTAGCCGAATGGTGACGTTCTGGGGTGACGACGATCCGCGTGATATGGTTTATGGCCGTCGCGGTGTATCGGTGCTGCAAGCGGCTTTTCCGGCCATCAAGCGGCATGACGGCACTGTAACTAACGTGGCTGGCCTTGTTTATGAGGCGCGCGTTGACGTCATTACCGTGCCTGACCTTGGCGTATTGCTCGCAGATGAGGCGCAAGGCAAGGCTATCCTAGATCGTTTCCGCCTTATGGCAACTATGAAGGGCAACAATGGCCTTGTGTTGTTGTCGGGTAGTTCGAATAAGGACACCCCCGGCGAGACTTGGGATCAAAAAAACACCACGTTTGCTACTCTGCCGGATATTATTGAAAAGGCACAAGAGGAAGTCAGCGCGGCTTCTGGCATTCCACGGGCTATATTGTTTGGTGCATCGGGTGGCGGGCTTGGTTCAACAGGCGAACTTGAATTGTCGTCTTATTACGACAATATCAATTCCATTCAAAGTAACGATATTGAACCTGCATTGTCGGTTATTGATGAATGCTTGATCTATTCGGCATTGGGTAATCGGCCTGATGACCTGTGGTATTCGTGGGCAAGCCTGTGGCAAATGTCGGATAAAGAGAAAGCTGAAATTGCGGCCAAGATCACCGAAAGCGGCGTTAAAATGGGAACTATGGGTTTCCCGGTTGATGTTGTGGTTACGGCTGTATCTAGCGCGTTGGTTGAGGCTGGATTGTTTCCGGGGCTTGAAACGGCTTTGGCGGAATATCTAGAAGCCAATGGGGATACTGTTGAAGTTGAAGGCGATGAAGGTGATTTGCCGCCGGATAGCGGTGATTTGCCAGATAAAAACAATACGGATAATATGCAATCATGAATATGAAATTCCTTGACCGCGCAACTATTGGGGCAGTAAACCGCACTAGCGAAGGCTATGTGACAGCGCGGGCTAAAGCCGTGCGCACTGGCGTGCAAGATTATCTTGCATCCGAATTGGGATTGGCGGGCAATCATCGCGTCAGAGTTTATCGCCCTGAAAGCGAAGTATTCGCAACAGATAGCATTAAGAGTTTTGCTCACGTTCCAGTTACGAACGATCACCCTAAAGAGTTGGTGACATCGGACAACTGGAAAGATTACGCGGTTGGTGAAACTGGCAACGGTATGTTGCGAGACGGCGAGTTTATGGCTGTTGACATTATGCTGAAAGACGCCGCTGCAATTAAGGCATTTGACGGGGGCAAGAAAGAACTATCGGCGGGGTACACCGCAGAGATTGAATTTGTGGATAATAACCCGGACTATGACGCGGTTATGAAGAATATCCGCATTAACCATCTGGCATTGGTGGATAAAGGCCGTGCCGGGTCAGAGGCGCGCATTGGTGACAGTGCCGCTAATCAATGGGGAGTTTCCCCGCTCACTACTAATGAGGTTCCAAAGATGGACACTAAAGCAGTAGCGATTGGCGACAAAGCTTTTACCGTGCTTGCCGCTGACGCTGACCAATTGGCGAAAGCCTTTGCAGACAAAGATACCGCGCTTGGTGAAGTTAAGGCACAACTGGCAGACGCTCTGTCGAAAATCCTGACCGACGAACAAATGCAAGCTAAGGTCAAAGACCTTGCGGACGCTATGGCGCGACGTGAGGCGGTTAAGGCTAAGTTTGGTGACGAAGCTATCAAAGACGCTTCGGATGCCGAAATCGCTGGCATGTTTAAGGTTCTGGATAAAGCCCCGGCGCAAGATGACACCGCCCGCAAAGCTTTGGGCGATGCGATGAAAATGAAATCCGAGGAAAAAGATGATCCTTGGGCCAAACTTAATGCTAAAAAGAAAGGGGCTAAGTAATGACCACTCTTACCCAAACCGCCCGTGATTTTTCGTTTATCGTTTCGGAAAGCAACGGCTATCTGTCGCGCGATGAAGTCACGATTACCACGGCGTCCGCAGACTGGACCGCTGGCACCGTCCTTACTTTGGTTGGCGGCGATTATCGCGTATATGACGGCGATAGCACTGTGGCGGCTGAAAAGGACGCTGTTGGCATCCTGTGTGAAGCTATTGGCACGGGCGAAACTGCTAAACGCACGATCATCAATAAGGATGCAGAGGTATCCGAGGCTGATCTAGTCACCACCACTGCCACCGGGCTTGCGGCTTCGCTTGCCGATCTTGGCATCAAGGTTCGATAAGGAAACAACATGGCAACTCTTGATATTTTTAACTCTGACGCCTTTTCGCTGACTACCCTTTCGGGTCAAGTCGAAAAGACGGATTACGTTCCCGGCCTTATTGGTTCGTTGAACGTTTTTGAACCCGTTCCGGTTCGTACTCGCACTGTTTGGGTTGACCGCCGCGAAGGTGAAGTGAACCTGATCCAGACTTCGGCCAACGGTGCGCCGCCCGAAGAATTGGTGAAGGACAGCCGCGACGCTGTTGCCCTTAAGGCCGTTCGTTTGGCTAAGGGTGCAACTATCCAAGCCGCTGAGATTGCAGGCTGGCGCGCATTCGGTTCGGAAAGCGAACAAGAAGTCGTAATGGCGGAATACAACCGCCGTATGCAGCGGGTTCGTCAGGACATGGAATACACCCACGAAAAGCACCGTCTTGGCGCTTTGCAGGGCACGTTGCTTGATGCTGACGGCAGCACGATCTATTCGTATGCGACTGAGTTTGGCGAAAGCATTCCTGCTGCGACTGACTTCAACCTTGACAGCGGCACTACGGACGTGCGCGGCATCTGTCACGCTCTCACCCGTTCGATTGCACGGGCTGCTAAGGGCGCTTGGATTGACGGCACTACCACTCTTCACGCGCTGGCAGGCGATGCGTTTTATGACGCGCTGATCAATCATGCTCAAGTGCGTGAAACCTATCTGAACTGGTCGGCTGCTGCTGACTTGCGCGGCAATGCGGCTTTCGGTGCGTTCACCTACGGCGGCATTACGTTCCACAACTATCGCGGTTCTGACGACAACTCGGAAATTGCGATTGGCACCGATACGGCTAAATTCTTCCCGGTTGGCGCGCGTGACGTATTTAAGCAAGTGATGGCACCCATGGACGAAAGCATTGAGTATGTCGGCGCTCCCGGCCAGAATGTTTACTCCATGAACCTGCGCGACCCGTCGGGGCGCAATCAGTGGGTCCGTAACGAGCAATACAGCTATCCTTTGTATATTTGCCAGCGGCCTTCACTCCTCCGGGCTGGCACTCGGACCTAATACTGCTGGATATAAATCATAGTTTACCCCGCTTCGGCGGGGTTTACTTTTGCCTAAAGACATACTACATTAATTCGCATGGATAAAGCTACAGCAAAATCACTTGGACTAAAGAAATATATAAATGAAAGACCATGCAAGCGCGGGCATCTTTCTGAAAGATGGGTATCAACTGGCATGTGCTGCGAATGCTTAAAAGTTATCACTAGGGATAAGTATTGGGAAAATCCTGAGAAAAGCAGGGATAATGCTAGGGCTAAATACAACCCGACATACGCCTCTTCATATTACGCAGAAAACAAGGATAGCGTGCTTTCGAGTAACAGAAAGTGGATAGAAGAAAACAAAGATCGCAAAAAGAAAATTGACGATGTATACAGAAAGACGCAAAAGGAAAAGATCAGGACCGCCAATGCAAAGTGGGCATCTGAAAATCCTGAAAAGGTCAGATCAAAGGATAGAACTAGAGATGCACGGATTAGGGGTTCAGATGGAACTCACAGGGCATCCGATGTAATGTCTATTTTGAATGTCCAAAGGTGGAATTGCGTTTACTGCGGGGATGATTTGCACAAAAACTATCACGTCGATCATATCATGCCTATAGCATTAGGTGGGTCAAATTGGCCAACAAATTTGCAGTGCCTTTGTCCGACCTGCAATATGAGAAAGGGTGCAAAACATCCAGACGAGTGGCATAAAGAGATAGGGTTCAAAATGAGTTAGGGGCGGATAAAACCGCCCCTTTCCCAAGATACTAGATCACCGCCTTTCATCTATTAAGATATAAAGACACGCGCTAATCCTTTGCTTGCTGGTGGGTATGGGTTAGTTTAGCATGGCGATAGGTAGGGTCAATTAACCCGCCAAGGCCACAAGAAACGCGCCGCCCCAGATGATTGCAAAAGTGATGATGATTTCACCGATGATCTCTAGCTTGTTCATTCCTTAATCCTCCATTGGTTTCCGACTTTAACAATCTTGCCATGCGTGTTTAGATAACGCAAGCGGTCTTGCACAAATTGCCGCTCATATCCTGTATTTTCTGCGATGGATGCAATACAAGTGTTGCCTTTTTGCACAGATAGCAGGATTGATGCGTAAGCTTCTTTCTGACGCAAAGCGCCACCGCCATGACTGTTGACTGGCAAACCTTTTCGATGCCCGTCTAGCTTGGCTTGTGCCTTTAGTGCAGTGGCGTATTGTTCCTCAAATGTCATCCGATTGCCCAAGCTGCAATTGCGATAAGGATAAAGCCGTTTGCTACGGCGAGTAGTGCTAGGTTGTTCATTGTCCACGGGCCTTTGCAATTGCAGCGCGGGCCGTTATCTCGGCATTATTGGCATCAACCGCAACATTGAACGGAATACGCTTAACTCGCATCCGATACTCTGACAAAGATGCCAATACACCGTCCAGCGCTTCCGAGAGGGCTTCGCAATCGTCTGGAGAGAGGGCGGCAAGCGCCGCCGTCGACAACTCTCATCGGTCGATCGGCAGAGCGCCGAGGCGGAAGCGCGAACCCTCTGGGAAGGGGCAGACAGTTCTCCGTGGACCGTGGGGCGCTGTATGACGGCCTATCTCGCCACCATTACCGAGAAG